GCCAGTGTTTATTTCCACGGTTTGTGGACCTGTGGGCACCCAGAAATATTGGCTGAAGTTTACAAATGCATCATAATCTACAAACGGATCCCAGGTATAGTACTCGCTGTTGTACAGTTGGTCAGGTCTGGTTTGATCTCCACCTTGGAACCCAATGGCATCATTTATACCAGGATACGTGATGACATTTTTGATATTGTCGGTATCTGGCTCAAGACTGATGACCCCTGGCTCAAGTTGATAGTCCTGACGGCTTTTGTCTGGTTCGACCACATACTTGTCGTTGGGGTTGACACCTGGACCTACAGTACGGCCAATAAAACCTTGAGTCTTTTTAAACTTGGGCTCTTGTACCATTGGTCAAGAGTGGCAGCCAGGAACTGTTTGTTGACCGGGGTTTGAAAAATTTGTGGTAGAAAATCAACTGATCTTGTACGTGCCATTAAATTACTCCGCTGCCGGGGGCAGTACGCAAGTTGGTACTGGTCAATGCTTCAATCACATCAATGTTGTCAATGGTAGCCCCGTTGGCAAAAATTTCGTTGGGCTGACTGCGTATTTCGTATAGGTCGCCAAAACTTTTTTGTTGATCCAAAGGTACCAACACCACAGAACTGATGATAGAACCCAGTTGTCGATGCAGATAAGCTGCTAGCTCACTGAAGTAAAAGGTATCTCCAAAATTCCATTTGTCAATAGAAAAATAAGTGTTGATTTCGGCCAACACAGAACTTTTGATTTCGCTTACACTGGCTGTGGAATTTTGAGCACGTATGACTTTGATAGTGGCTCGTAGTTCCTGAGCTGCTTTGGGCCCAAACAGAGGTTTAAACTGCACTGAATTAATAATCATGGTATCGCTGATCATTTTATAATCTTGTAATTTTTGATAGTCTGTGCTGAGTTCATCAATGGTGGGCGTGTCCGGTTGCAGCACAGTGCCTGTGGTGTCGCGCAGCCAATTCTGATAAGCTATGTAATAACTTTGAGTTACTACATAAAGATCAATAATATTGGTGGTCCCTGGATCAATTCTGTTGCTGAGAGGAGTGTTGTGACGATATTGAAAATACAGTGACTGGCGGCCTCCGCGTGCTGCCCATCCTGACACACTTACAATTGTTCGTACTCCTGTGGTGCTAATTGACAGTTCATAAAAGGAATCTTGAGCGTATGCATAAAATACTTGGCCTGGAGACCACTCTGTTTTGACCAATTCAATTTGATCCAGTGTGCCGTAGGTGTAATTCACACGCCCAGGTTCAACCAATAGATATCGCTGCAAATTGTCAAAATCCACAGTTTGTTGGAAAAATACAAGTGGTCCAGATTCTGTCACTGGACCCACAATGTTGTTGAAAAAATCAGGGTTATCTGGAACGCCATCGTTGTCACTGTCTCTGTAACCCACTAATACTTGGAAATCATCAACATAACCGTCGCTTTCCACTGGCTGACCAATAATGTTCATTATTACGTCGCCGGCCAATGGTGCTGTGCTGTTGGGTTGTGTATTGACCGACAGCACATTGATAAAGTCTTTGATCACTGTGCCTGTTCTACTGTCATACACCAACTGGTTATCATAAAAGAAAAATCTAGTTTGCAGCACAGATCCAAAACCATAGCTTAGTCCTCTAAAAGTTATGGTGTAATTTTGATTTTGCACCACAAATTGTATCAACCACGAAGAGTCAAGATTAGCGCCCGATATGTTGCCAGCATATTGTTGACTCCAGGGCGCAGATTGCTGAAATGAGTATGCATCTAAATTTTGTTGTAAAATCACGTACCAGGTATAAGGTGCGCCTGTAATGTCACCGTTGCTGTCGTAGCCTAGACCAAAGTTACGATTCAACAAAATTTGTTCGGCCATGGCCTGTTCAACAGAGTTGGGCAGATCTGTCACAAAAAGTGGTATAATGGTATTGACCACTGCTCCTGTGGGCACAAAATTGTTGATGGTCACGGGACCTGCCCCTGTGCTCAGATTGCCAACACCATTGTTGCTGCCGTCGCCTATGATTTGTTGACAACTGGCCCAGATCTCTAAAGTTTCATCTGCACGAGTAGGTATGCCTTGAGCCAGTCGATTGTTGCGATCAAAGTAATAACCTGTGGGCGGAACAAATTGAATCAAACTGCCTACCACTACATATTTAAACACAGTGGTAGTTGTGGCACCAATGGGAATTGGTGCACCATTGGGAAATGTTGTACTAATTGTGGTGTTTCTAAAGTATCCAGTGGTTTCATTGGCCAGTGTGGTGCTTTGATTCCAGGTGTACCCGGCTAACCAGGTCACACCATTGGGCACAGTGGTGCTGGTCACTCGTGGAAAATTGGCATAGTAAAACTGTTTGACCGTTGCTTGACCTAGAGCCGGCTGTACTTGATTAGCAATTACATCTGCAATTTCGTTGCGATTGGTCCACGAAAATAGTATGGTTGGCAAGACATTTTCCTGCCACAACGCACCATCACTGGAGAATGTGTTGGTTGACGAATATTTGCCAGTGTTATCAACCAAGTCAAGATATCGGCTGGTACCAATGGATGCTCGATTCACTGCCTTGCTTTTGATAATGGAGTTGTATGCAGTGTAAGGAAACAGATTGTAATCTTCTCCATTGACCATGCGATTCTGAGTGTAGTACCTTGCTGGGGCACGTTGTTTAATGGCAGCAATGGGTTCACGTGCCTGGCTGTTTGACACTGGACGAGTGATGCCGCAGGTGAATGTAATGGTCTGTAGATTTCCATTGCGATCAGTGTATGAAATAGGCAACACTACATTTTGCATTTCTTCAGGATTGATAATGTATTGCAGCCCATTTGAAGCACGTACATAGGCACGAAACGTGCCCACCGGAATTTGAGAAAATACACCATCGCCAAATACCATGGTGATTTGATCATTGGCTCGGCTGGTCACGGTGTAGATTGACTGCAAAGTTGTGGATCTTTCGGCAGCGGCTTGATAGATGTCTTCTGTGTATTGCCATTGTTGAGCAATGTTGCCCACATTATCTAACTGAAACAACCAACGGTCTTCGTTGTTAACACCTTCAATGTTGATGTCCACAGTACGATTGGCAATGCGTTCAGCCAAGTTAAAATCTTGATTCTGCAAGATACCTTGTTTGAAAAGAAAGAAATAACCTGTGTTGGCCGACTGAAACCCCAGTTGATCATTTCTAAACAAAATATTAAAAGTGGTATTAGGCACTGGCGCAGGTTCATACACATAGTCTTCGCCTACTGATGTTGAAGTCATGGCTTCAAACGGCATACTGACTCCATCTACTGTGGCAGTGTAAGGTATCACTGGCAAAAAACCTGGCACAAGATTGATGCCATATTCGTCTGTACGAACGCCCAAGATAGTCTGACGATTTCCTGGGCGGCCTACACGTTGGCTGTCTACCAAGCTGGCGTTGATGATGGCAGTAAATTGTTCTTGCCAGTCTGGATTGGTGGCGTCGGCCCAGTTTACAGTAACGTTGGACAAATTCACACCGTTGTAGTCTACAACATTTTCCGTGGTGGTTACATTGAATACTTTGAGAAAGCCTTGGGCAGCAGTATTGCGCTTGGCAGTATAGCTAACAAGATTGGCCAATCGCACTACAGAATCTCTGCGCTCAGCAGTATCCAAGTAGTTTTCGCGAGTATTTAAATCAGTGCGAAAAGCCAGCGCCTGGCCCATAAACGCCATGACATCCAGCAAGGCAATAAATTCGCTGGATTCAATGTAGTCATTGAAAGTTTCAGGATAATACAAGCGTAGGTAGTCAATGAAACTTTTGCGCAGAGTTTCAAAGTCATAGCTCTGAAAGTCAGCTTCGCGATAAGTTTGATAGATCTGTTTCCAGTCCTCAACACCAAATATTGCTGTTTGTCTTGTGGTTGTTGCCATTATGATCGTGCCTGTTGTTTATTTATATACAACAAAAACCACGCAGTTATACATAACTGGCATTGCGTTGTTGCAGGTCAAAGAATATACTGAGTATTTCGGCTGTGGTAGTTTGAGAAATTGTAATTTCAATCTGCAACAAGATGCCATTTTCTTGTGGAAATACTTGTACATCATTCAGCACAATTCTAGGATCGCCGCCGCACACTCGTTGTACCTCCTGCTGAATATTTTGTTGCAGTTGTTCAACTTGATTTTCAAACAGATAGTTCCATATCACTGTTCCGTACCCTGGTCGACCCGGCAGTTCACCTTGGCGAATGTTAAATGCATTCAGCAGATCTCGCTGAATCAATGCAAAGTCTGTGAGTGTGAACTTTTTGTATTGATCAATGGTATTAAAGCCGACAAAGGTGGTCATGTCAATATTTATGGTGATTAACTCACAGCATTTTGAACCAAGATTTGTTTAATACTGGAATTCAGGAACCTTGTCGTTGCCCACAATGCGTTGGCTGGCAGCATCCACTGTGGCTCGATCTGTGGTGTCTACGGCAGCAACAGGCACAATGAATTCTTGCATGGGATTGTTAACTTTGAATGCAGCAAAGTTTGCAGCAAATGCACCATCACGCAAAAATGTGTCTAATGTAGATTTGATACCAGCTGGCAACGGCAGGCTCTTGGCCAAAGCCAAGGTGTCTGACACACTTTTTGCTGCTGCATTGGCCAGGCCAGCTAGAGGACCGCGGCTCAACAGGGCAACAGGAATGCCGGCTGCACTCACAGCGCCAAGTCCTTGACTCATCAATTGTTGTTGTATCTGATCTTGTTTGGGCACTGAACTTAACAAACTATCTAGATTGTTGATGCCATTTTTGCCAGTGTACACAGCAGGACTTTTCAATACATCGGTCAAAGAGTTAGTGCCCTGACTTAACCAAGTTGAGGCTGTGCCTGGTTTGAGTATGCCAGCTGCTTCCAATTGCTTGGCATCAAAACCAAACTTGCCCACTCCTAAATTGTTAGAAATTTCACTTGCTGGTTGTGATACCAGTTTACTGACTGAGCTCATGGCTGCGGTCACGTCGGGCACTGACAGTTTTTGTATGGGCACAAGAGCCGGGCCTTGTTTGGCAAAATCAGCTATGTTGATGCCATCGGTAACTGGCAACTGGTTTGCCACAAAAGATACACTGCTCTGCAACCGAGTTGCAACTGACTGCGCCTGGCCAGCAATGTCGCCTGTGC